CTGGCTTCAGCGGTGTCGTCATGGGTATCACGCTCTATGCGACGGGCTGCAAGCACTACGGTCTCGCTGCGATGAACGTCGCGAAAGACGGCAACGTGAAGAACTGGGAATGGTTCGACGAGAGCCGTCTCGTGTTCGTCAAGAAGTTCGACATCAAGAAGAGCGAACGCTCGACGAGCGGCCCAGACATGAACCCGAGGTGCAAATGAGCGCACGAGAACAACAAGCTGACATCGTCATGCTGCTGCAAGCAACGTGCGAGAAGCTCGACGAGATCGCTGTCGAGATGAACGTCTTGAAGCGACAGATCGGCGAGCTGCGTCTGATCGTCTTTGAAGTCGACGCTGCTGCTGAAGCAAAGAAAGCAGCTGAAGCAGTCGAAGACGACGTTGAAGAAAATGACGAGACGCCCGAGACGAAGACGATCCCATTCCCGGACGTCGACAATACCCCGCGCTAAAGGAGGCGCAAAACAACATGAAGAAAACAGAAAAGCTCGTACACAAAAAGAAAGAGAACACAGCGATCGCTGCGTTCTCTGAATTCGGGTTCAATACGCAAGAGAACCTCGAAGGCGTCGAAGCGCGTCTGCCGCAGATCGACATCGCGCACAGCGCCCAGGCGTTCAAGTTCCCTGACGGACGCAAGCAAGACGAACTCGTCGGCATCATCGTCGACTCGAACAGAGTCAATGTGTACTGGGAGGCTGCGCTGAACGAGACGGGCGCGGGCAAGTCGCCTGACTGCTTCTCGTTCGACGGCGTCGTGCCGAACGGCGAGAAGCCGAAGTTCGCGAACTGCGCGGGCTGCTCGTACAACAAGTTCGGCAGCGAGAAAGCGAAGACGGGAAAGGGCTTCGGCCGCGAGAAAGCGAAGACGGGAAAGGGCTTCGGCCGCGGCAAAGCGTGCAAGAACAAGCGTCGCATCCATATACTGTTCAAAGACAAGCAGCTGCCGTACCGTCTGACGATCCCGTCAACGTCGCTGCGCAGCTGGGAAGACTACATGATCGCGCTCAGCGAGAGCGACAGACCGTACATGACTGTCGTGACGAAGATCTCGCTCAGCGCCGAGAAGAACAAAGACAACATCGAGTTCTCGCGAGTCGAGTTCGAGATGGTGTCGCCGCTCGATCTGACGAAAGATCGCGAGCTGCTACTGCGCATCCGAGACATGCGCCTCAAGCTGAAAGAGACGATGAAGGCGCAAGAGATCACGCCTGACGAAGCGCACGACAAGGACCCGTTCTGAGCGTTCGATGAACACGCTGCTCAGCTGCACGATGTCGTGCAGCTGAGCAGCGACAATCAAGGAGGACCCATGAAACAAACGAAAGCCGCTCTCGACGCTCTGATCGACCGAGACATACTCAAAAGACTGCCATGGAACGCGTCAGAGACGCGTCAGAACGGGTGAACCGTCATGGCACGTACACAACACGCGGAAGCGATCTGCGCTCACTGTGGCGGCGCATACGCGCAAAAGCTAAAAAAGAAAGGACGACGCTTCTGCTCAGCAAGCTGTCGCAAAAAAGCGTGGCTCGTCGAGCATGCTTCAGCGTTCACGATCTCGAAGCTGCGCAAAGATATTGAACAGATCAAAAAGAGACTCGACGCACTGGAGGAAAAATGATCACGGAAAAAGAAGAAGCGATCATCCTGAGCGCAATGGTCTCGTTCGCACTCAAGACTGCGCTGTCTCTGCTCGAACGATAAAAGCTGATGAAATTATCATACTTTTCAACAGGGATCGCTCAAGCGACGCCTGACAAAGACTGCGAAGTCAGCGAAGTCTTGAGCGACATCAAAGGGCTCAAGCTCGCAACTGCGACTCGTCAGCTGCGAGCAGAGAAAGATGAAGCGAAGCAAGCAGCGATGAAGTCAGCGCTGCCGTACGTCACGTGGTCGGGTACGTTCGCGCATCGCAAGAAGAAAGACCCGTTCTTGAAGCACAGCGGTCTGCTGTGTCTCGACTTCGATGCACTCGAAAGCGTCAAGACGATGAAGACGAAGCTGACAAAAGACAAGTTCACGAGAGTCTGCTTCGTCTCGCCGCGCGGCAACGGTCTGAAAGTCGTGATCGCTGTGCCAGCTGAAGCTGATAATCACGAGAAGTACTTCGCGACTGCGCGAGACTATTTCAAGCAGACGTACAATGTCGTCGCCGACGAGTCAGGCAAAGATGTCTCTCGCGCTTGCTTCTTGTGTCATGACGGCGATCTCTTTTACAATTCAAAGAGCGAGCTGTTCGACTCGATCAGAGAGGCGCCGAAAGTCGACAAGCAGTTCGAGCTGTCGATGATCGACACTGATCTCGCTGAATATGACCCAGTCGACAGAGGCGACTACTTCGAACTATCATGCCCACAGTGCAAGCGTCGCGATGCGTATCTCTACAAGAACGGCTGGGTGCTGAAGTGCAGTCATCTGAACAGCTGCGGGTTCGAGCTGAACATCCTCGAACGCAAGATCGAACAGAAGACAGAGATGCTCGTGCAGACACCGAAGTCAAAGAAGATACGTCACGAGCTATACTCGCTGCTGAAGTTCACTGACGAGATCGAGCGCAGCGCACAGTTCAAGAAGCTCGCAGCTGCTCTCAGCGTGCGCTCTGATGCAGTGCGCAAAGACTGGGAGAACTTCATGAACGAGAAAGCAGCTGTCGAGTTCCGCTCGATCGAAGGCATGCAGTTCGCGCAGCCTGCAGGTTGGACTGTCAGCGAAGAAGGGATCTTCGACATCAAGAAAAAGCAGATCACGTTCGCGCCGCTCTATGTCACAGCGCTCGGTCGCTCGCGCAAAAGCAGCAGTGAGTATGTCGAGCTGACATACATGTCGAACGGGTCGACGAAGACGAAGACTGTGCCGAAGCAGACGATCGCGATCGTCGCGAACTTGCTCGACATGTCTGAGTTCGGCGTGCCTGTCACGTCAGCATCAGCGCTCGATGTTGTGCGCTTCCTCGATGCGTGGGTCGCGAAGAACAGAGAGTCGTTCCCGTCGTTCGTCGCTGTCGACCAGCTCGGCTGGGACGGCGATCACTTCATCTTTCCGACGCGCATCATTGGCGACACTTCGGGCGAGACGATCCACTTCATCGAGTCGTCGATCGACGCTTCAGCATACGCGCAAGCAGGGACGCTCGAAGCATGGGTCGAGACGATCAGAGAGCTGAAGACTTTTCCTGATGCTGTCGTTGGTCGCTTCTTGCTGTACGCGGGCTTCACTGGTCTTGTGCTTGAGCCGTTGAACAGGCGGCCGTTCATCGTGCATCTGCACGGCGACACGTCGACATCGAAGACGACTGCGCTGCGCATGATCGCGTCGATCTTCGGTGTCCCTGTCGAAGGCAAAGCCATGATCAAGTGGCATAACACGACGAACTTCTTGACGCGCTACATGGAGAAGCTCAAGAACGTGCCGCTGATCATCGACGAGTCGTCAGGCGAGACGCGACCGATCTTCGAGTCGATGATCTACATGATGGAAGGGGGCATGGGCAAAGGCAAAGCGCTGAAGTCTGACCCGACAGGCACAGCTGCGCTGCGCTCGTTCAGATGTGCGGTCTTCAGCTCTGGCGAGCCACCAGTGCTGTCGCCAGACTTTCTCTCTGGCGCTCAAGTGCGAGTGATCGAGTTCGAGTCGTGCCCATGGGGAGCAGAGCTGCAGCGCAAGACGTACGAGCGCTGGTTCAGCAAGCTCACGTCGAACTACGGGCACGCAGCTGACGTGTTCATCAAGCGCTTCCTCGAGGTGCGATCGTCTGTCGACTGGGATCGCTCGTTCGCTGGTGACGACCAACTCTCACCTGTCGAGAACAGAGTCAAGAAGTTCATCAACCTTGTCTCGATCTGCGGCGAGATCGTCAACGAGCTTTTCGATCTCAAGTTCGACGTGAAGAAGGACTGCGATCGCATCTTCGACACGCTGCGCTCGACGCTGACGCTGAAGACGAAAAGCGCTGAGCGCATATTACAAGATATACATGACTTCTATGCTGAGAACCAAGCGAGCTTTCTCGAAGTGAAGCACGACGACATGACGAACACGAACGTCGCAGCTGTGCCGAAGACGGGCAAAGTCTTCGGCTACTTGTTCACGAACTCAGCGACGGGCGCGACAGACCTCGCGATCATCAAGTCAGTATTCAAAGACCACATGAACGCGCGGCTCAAGCAGCCGAACGGAGGCGACTGGGCAATACATAGATTGATAGAGAAGCAAGTGATCACGTCGTCGCGATCTGACAAGATGATAAACGGCAAGCGTCAGTTCTTCATCTACTTCGCAGACTTCTTCAAGCCAGAAGACCCGTTCTGATGCGAGTCTACACATGAAGACGACATCAAGATCGAAAACAGATCAGCGTCTGCGCGAGAAAAAAGAGCTGCTTTGTAGAGCCCTCAAAGCTCCCACAGGCGCCGAAGTCTCAGAACGCTGTACTATCAAGCGGCTGCACAGGTTGCTCAGGTTGCACAACGGAAAAAGTATGCTATACGAGAGAAAGAGGCACGCATGCACATGCACGCTGCAAAGCTCACGCGAGGGTTTTTTGCCTGTGCAACCTGTGCAATCAGTGCAGCGCCTTGTCCAGCCAGCGTCTCCAGACTTTTTCAGAGTCGTTTTGTCGTGCGGCCAGTTGTGCAATCAGTGCAGCGCGTTATCCAGCCAGCTTTTCGAGGTGCAGCTATAATGACTGACAAAGAAGTCTTCGAGTCTCTACAAGCGCACTACGAAGTCGAGATCACGAGCAAAGAACAAGCTCGCAAGCTGCTGCTGAAGCGCATCAAGTCGCAGCCAGCTTGGCTCGCTGTGCTGAGCGAACAGCTGCTCGACAAGCTCAAGATCAAGCACGACATGCAGTTCGACGATGTAGATCGCAGCGTCGCAGCTGCTGTCAAAGGGAAGCTCATAAGGAGGATTATACGATGATCGACATCAAGACATCTCAGACTCTCTTTGGTGATACGTTCAACTCTGAAGTCGCAGTCAACCGCAACCAGCTCGCTGACTTCTTGTTCTCACTGTTCAAAGACATCTCGCTTGAGAAGCTCGTCAGTCTGCTGACGAACGACTTTGAAGAAGCGCTCGAATACGTGCGGCTCGTCTCTGGCGAGCTGCGCGGCTGTCAGAAGACTTCGCTGCTGTTCAACCCGCATCGTCTCGACGTGAAGACGAAGAGCAGCAAGCGCAGCTTGTTCGCTGCACTGCACGACGCAAAGTTCGTCAACGGCTTGTCGCGAGCGCTGCTCTGGCGCAAGCTCGATCTGAAGAACGTCTTGTACTATACGCTGCAATCGGGCATCGAAGGCGTGCAGTACGTGAACGAGTTCCCGCCGCACGTTGCTCGCGACCTCTGCAAGATGTTCAAGCTGTCGCTCGACAGTGAAGTGCTTGACCCATGCGCCGGGTGGGGTGGGCGCATGCCCGGCTGCTCAGCTGTCGTCAATCACTATACTGCATGCGAGCCGTCATCTCAGACGCACGCGGGGTTGCTGAAGCTGCGTTCGTTCATTCAAGCGTACAGACACGACTTTGAAGCTGCGCTGCTCATGCGCTGCTTTGAAGACGTGAAGATGAAAGACGAACAGTTCGACTTCGCGCTCACGTCGCCGCCGTACTTCGACACTGAAGAGTACTGTGACGAAGAGACGAACTCGTTGAACAAGTTCAAGACGTTCAAAGACTGGGTCGACGGCTTCTACTACCCGTTGATCGACAAGACGATGCGAGCGCTGCGACCCGGGTCGACGTTCGTCTTGAACATCGGCTCGCGAGTCTATCCGTTGAACAAGCTGCTGCTCGACAAGTACAGCAAGAAGTTCGAGATCGAGAAGCTCGCTGACATGATGCAGACGAAAGGCGGTCTGCGTACGCATGGCGAAGGCGAGTCGTTCTATGCTGTGAGAAAAGCATGAGAGTCGCAAGAGTGTTTCCGACGTTGACATCGTTCACGCCAACAGACGAAAATGCGTATACGGACATTCCGACACTGTTCACGCCGCACTACGACAAGGCGCTCGTCTCTTGTACCTTTACATGGGACATCGAAAAAGCTCACTGGCTCGCATCTCAGTGGCGTCAACGAGCGAAGCGCGTCGTTGTCGGCGGCGTCGCGTTCAACGATCGCTGCGACGACTTCACGCCCGGCATGTTCATCAAAGCAGGCTGCGTCTTCACGAGTCGCGGCTGCATCAACAACTGCTGGTACTGCTCAGTGCCAGCTCGCGAGGGAACGATCAGAGAGCTGCCCGTCGTCGACGGCAACGTCATCATGGACAACAACTTGCTCGCGTGTTCAGAGAAGCACATCGCTGAAGTCTTTCGCATGCTGTCAGACAAGCATCAGATCGAGTTCAATGGTGGGCTCGACGCTCGACTGATCACGAAAGAGGTCGCGTTCGAGATGCGCAAGATCATGAAGCGAACAAAGCGACTGTGGTCTGCGTACGATCGCCCGGGTGATTTGACATATATCAAGAAAGCGTTCAAGCTGCTGCACGAGCCAAAGAACAAGTTCCACGTGTACGTGCTGTCTGCGTACGACAGCGACACTTGTGAGCGAGCTGAAGAACGCTGCATGCAAGTCGCGAAGATCGGCGCGTACCCGTTCATGATGTTATATCAGCCAGGCGGCGAGAAGAAGCAGTTCTCAAAACAGTGGCGCGACTTGCGAAGGAAGTGGACGCGCCCAGCCGCGTGGAAGGGGGGTCTGTCATGAAGCTCTGCGCGAAGTCTGTCATGCAGCTGAAGTCTGTCATCAAGAACGGTGAACGATGCAGCGCAGCGTACTACCAGCGCAGCTGCGAGACGGCGCTCAGACGGTCGCTGTATCTGCACCCGCAGTTCAACGAGCCGCGCACTGTGAGAGAAGCGCAGCGCAACGCTTCGATCATTCATCTGCACGCTTGCCCGTTCGACAAGAAGACTTGCACGTCGCTCGCGTACGCGACGTGGACGATCATCTGTCACGAGTATCAAGAAGAACACGTCGATAAAATAAGGAGGAAAAATGGAATTATCTGACAACGAGAAAGCGATCATCAACGTCTGCCGCATGAACAAAGCTGAGAAGCGCATCGAGATCAGAGAACGCTTCAACATCGGACGACTTGAAGTCGACTTCAGCTGGCGCTCGAAAAAAAATCTATGGGGGCGCTTCGGCGGCGGCTGGAACTGGAAGCTCGGTTTTCAGTCGAGCGGTCGCAACATCATCTTCTCGCTGCTCGTCTGCGAGCTGTCGTTCTACTTCAAGAAGCGGGAGGTGTAGCGTGAGCGGGTATTGCCCTTATGGGAAAATTGATTGCAAAAAATGGTCTTTGGAATATCGCGATGCCGGACTCGGTGGATGCGTCCACATGAGCAAGCATAACCAAGATTACGAAGTCTGCCCCTGGCCGTCGCGTCAGGTGAGGGTGGAGCCGCAAACGATAACCGTTGAAACTGCCGGAATCACAGCCGCCTGTAAGGCCGCGTTTGAACAAGGTCGCGCCTAGTATAGTAGATGAGGATGAACCGCAAGATACGAGCGATTGTTGGTAAAAGATGTTATCGCCGCCCTGCGTGAAGCGGCGAAGGGGGGGAAAATGATCGTCACATTGTTCTTGCTCGGTCGCTCGTTCGTTCTCACTGCGCCGCCGGCTCAGATGTCACGACCGCTGCCACTGATCGTCATGTTGCACGGTCGCGGTGGCACTGGCGACGGTCTGCGCCAGTACTTCGCGCTCGCTGACGTGCCGGCGATCGTCGTCTACCCAGACGGCATTGACCGCGCGTGGGACGCTGAGTTCTGCTGCGCTGCGCAGCCAGTCGACGATGTCGAGTTCATCGAGAGCTTGATCGTCTTCGTCAGCGACATGTTCTACATCGACGACGATCGCATCTATGTCGTCGGCAGCAGCAACGGCGGCATGCTCGCGCACCGTCTCGCTGCACAGCTGTCGCACCGTCTCGCTGCTGTCGTCGACGTGTCTGGCGCTGTCGGCTCGCCGCAGCTTCAGCCGTACGGCGCAACGCAGCGCGTCTCGATCATGATGCTGCATGGCTTCGACGACCCTGTCGTGCCGTACTACGGCAACAGCAAGTACATGTCGTTCGACGAGGGC